CTCATTTTGCTGAATTAGATTCAAACAACAAAGTTTTAAGAGTTGTCGTTGGATGCGATACAGATGTTGCAGAAAATGGTGGACCACAATCAGAACAAGCTGCAACACATTTTGAAACAGTAGTGCCTTTATCTTTAGATGGAGTTAAGTGGATTGAAACTTCATATGATGGCAGTTTTAGAAGACAGTACGCATCTATAGATGGATACTATGACCCCGATCAAGATGTATTTATTAGTGAAAAACCATATCCTTCTTGGATATTAAATTCAGACAAAATATGGGAAGCACCTGTGCCTAGACCGGCAGAACATAGTCCATTATCAACTTGGGATGAAGATAATCAAACTTGGGTTGATTATACTCCTACACCTGAAGAACCTGAAGAAGAAGCATAATAATTAATATTTAAAACCATTCTTTTTGTAACATCAGTGTGAGTTGTACCTGCGTGTTCTAAATCACTAGGAAAGATTACTAATTTATTTTCAATACTTTTTTCTTTTTTCTTATTTTTAAAAATAGTATGGCCATTGTTTGTATTAAGATAATATATAGCTGTTTTCATCCCAGTAATTTTTTTTGAAAAATCAGTGTGAAAAGGTGTAGTTTTTATTTTAGTTTCTTTAAAAGTTAAATTTACTTTCAATCGTCTAATGGATTTAGGCTGTAATTTGTTAATTAAAGGATACAATCCATCAAAACAATTGCTTACAACTTTATGATCTTCTATAAAAGTATGTGTGAATTGAAATTCACCGTCTCCTGGAACTACCTTGTGATCATTATAATACCAAGGAAAAGACGGATGTTCAAAAATAGATTTTACAATTAAAAAGTTTTCTTTATCTAAAAAATTTTTAATACTCTTTATCATAGTTTTAGAAAGTCTAGAGTGTATTCATTTCCTAGTTCGCCCTCTACAAAAACATTAAAAGCAAGACTAATTCTTTTGTTATTATCTACTTTTGTATTTATTCCATGTTGTAAGTAGGAGGGAAATATAACAATATCTAAGGTGTTAACAGGTAAATGCCAAGAGCTAGAATTATAAATATTATAATTATTATAGTTTGGAGTTATTCCTGAACTAGGATTTTTGTAAAAAGATATTGAGTCTGTTTCATTATTTGATTTAATATAAAAAACTCCAGATAAGAAGCTATTTGCATGCAAATGTGGTGGAAAATGATCGTGAGTATTTATATATGTAAACCACGATTGTGTTATCTTTGGTTTTAAATTTTTAACATCTAATACTTGTTTAAAATAATTTATCACATGTTTTAATATTTCTTTTTTTCTATCTTTAAATACTGTATTTTCTAACACGTGCGTATCTTTTGATCTGCCATTTTTAGTAAATTTACCGTGTAAGATTTTTGTTTTTTCAGCTTTATAAACAAAATTTAATTCTTTTTTAGTTATGTCTTTTTCTAATTTTGAACAATATACTGGAGTAGGAAAAAGTTCTAATATTTTACTCATTAAGGAGTTTATCGTATTTTACTTTCATCGCTGCATATTTATTAGAAAAATCTTCATTAATTTTTTGTAAAGTTGTTATATGTAATTTTTGTTTTTCTATAGTCTCTCTAAGATCTGTGTTTAACAAAACCTCAGATTTTTTTACTTGTTCTGCCATATCAAGTTTTACTTTAAGATCTGCAATAATTTTATCTTTTTCGTCTGTCATTTTTTTCCTTTTGAATTGTTTTTACTTTGTCTAAATTACGCAAGTATTGAGTTTGTATCAAATCAAAATCAATATTCCAAGAGATTATTGATTTAATTTTATTACTTTTTGATGCGGGTGATCTATGAATTAAACTACAAGGAAAAAATAAAATATCACCTTCTTCGACATCTATTGTAAAACCTTTATTTAAGTTTGATGGATATAAGAATTGAGTAGAGGGCGCTTTTTTATCAAACTCTAAATAGTAAGTTCCTGTGTAACTTCCATCATGTATATGCCAGTTATGTAAATCTCCTTTAGAATATTGTTGATACCACATTTTATGAAGTTTAATATTTTTATATCCTAATTTTTGTGCACACTCTTGTAATTTAAGATATAAAGGATCTGCAATAAGTTTTATCCAAGGCCTGCTCCAATCATCAGCTTTAGGCCAATCAGTCTTTTTTAATTTATCATTATAAAATTCAGTTCTATTTTTCCAATCTTCATCATCTGTTTTATTAATAAGCTTTAATAATTCTTTTTTATATTTTTTATGATTTTCAAATTTTACTTTTAGTATCAAATTAGGATAAAGATATTGGCTAATCATTTTTTCTAAACGCAGTAGGCAAGCCTAAATGCACTCTACCATCGAAAATATTTTTATCGGCATTGGGGGTAGCAGCGTTATTATAATGTAAAAAAACTTGCGCACATTCAGCTCCTTTGAATTCTTCTCTCCAATGTTCTAACTTATTACCCTCATATATTAGCATATCACCTGGTTTTAATTTTACTGGCACTCCTTTGTGTTTACTTGTGATAGTAATTTTTTTACCATTTGGTATCCCTACATTTTTATTTGGTTCTAAATAGATTGGCCATGGATCACCGCCAAGATTTAATGTTGTAGATATTTCACAACTAAATCTATCTTTGTGTCGGTGTAAAACATCTCCTCTTTTATATATTCTTGCATAAGAATAATTTGGATTTAATTTTAGTCCTGTAGTTTTTTGCATCACAGGTAATAGTTTAACAAGCAATGTTTCCATTACTAAATCCGCGTAATGAGAATAAGTATTTGGAACTTGTGTATCTCCCCATGTTCCCCACTCCTCTCTATTTTCAGGTAAGAATTTTGTTTCATAGAAAGTTGCAGCTACCTGCCTCTTTAATAAAAAATACTTGTAAAAAAAATCAGCAACATCAGGAGACAAAACTTTTTTTAGTATTGTATATTTATTTTTTTTAAAACTCATTATATTCTTTTGCTTGTAAAGTTGATAATTGGCCTTTAAACATAATATTAAAAGAAACACTTATTCTTGGTTCTTTGTCTTTATTAGAACTTACGTAATGTTGCAACCATGATGGAAATAGTATTAATTTGTTTTCTGTAGCTGATAATAGCAAAACAGATGAATTAAAAATATTATAGTTGTTTACAGCAGGTCTAATAACATTAGATTGAGGTCTTGGATCTAAAAAGTTTATATGTGTATTTTTTGTTTGAACATAATACACACCACTTAAATAATTGTTTGCATGAGTGTGTGCATGAAAATTTTCATTTGTTTTTAATACATTTGCCCACATTGAAGTGATTTCAAATGTTTCATATTGTATATCTTGCTCCTCAAATATTTTTGTAGCCATCTTAATTATTTGATCACATAAGCTTTTGTATTTTTGTTTTAAATGTAAATTACTTTCTGACTGCCAAGAGGGACGATTCGTTTTTTTTAATTTATTCATAATATCTCTTTTTATAATCGCGTTGTCTTTTTTCATGATCGCGTCGTTTAGTGTATAAGCATGAGTTGGAAATAAAGTCTCTCTTATCATTTTACTTCCACTTAGGTCCTAAAACCCACATTACCAATGAGTATCTTTTTCCCTTTGTTACAGGAGTTACTTTGTGCCATACATGACTTGGAAAAACAAGGATTGAACCTTTTTCTTTGATTTGATTTATTTTGTGAGGTACACTTTTTTTTGAATTAGGATTATGAAACGAGAATAAAAGATCGCCGCCCTTATAATCTTTTGGATCAGATAAAGAAACTATTACAGACAATTTTCTTATTTTATTGTTAAAGTTAGGGTCTTTATGTTGATACGTTTCATGCCAAGAATCTTGATGCCAATCATAGTGGCCGTCTTTTTTATAACTAGTAAATTGAAAAGACTCATTCCAATCGACATGAAAATCCCATCCTGCACTTTCATTAGCTGTTTTAACAAAAGGATTTAGTTGTTCATAAACAAAAGGTTCATCCATAAAAACAATATTTGATTTCCTAATTTTTTTTAGATTCTTTAACTCTTTTTTGTTTAATTTTTTTCTTGAATCTTTTTTTAAGATTCTTAATTCTCTACCAGTGATTGCTGTTTTACTAATTCTCTGTTTACCAATTTTCACTAAATCATCAACAAACTTATCTGATAGCGCCTTTTTAAAAAACCAATAATCGTATTTTAGATTCATAAATTTAAATGACTTATTTCTGACTCTTTTAGGTCTCCTTTAATTAATACATTAAAAGCTAAACTAATTCTAGTATTCTCACTAAAATTATTTGGTACACTGTGTTGTAAACCTGATGGAAATAGTAATAATTTACCCTCATTTACAGGTATTGTCCAATTAGATGAATTATATTCGTTATATTTTTCAAAGGGTATATTAAGTAATGGCAACAAAGATGTACGTGCATAATTATTATAAAAAGTTATGTCTCCTGAATTTGCAGGAGTTTTGATATACAAAATGCCACTTAAAAAACTATTCAAATGGAAGTGAGCATGAGAAAAATGATTAGTTTTATGAATTATAATCCACGAGTTTTTTATATAAAGATTTATATCTTTTCTAACACAAAGGATGTTTTCTTTATAAAAATTTATTTCGTGTAATATTTGTTTTTTTAACATAGCTAATTTTTTATTATCTAAAATATAGTTATCTTTTGAGGTGATCCCATTTCTAGCCGGCTCTATGGTTTTTGTTTCTTGTTTATTTATAAAAGAATTTATGTTTTGAGTTATTGGTATTTGTGTCTGTAGGATTGGGACAGCAAACAAAGAAGTTAACTTTCTCATTTGTTTCTTATAAATAATTAAGTAGAATATTGCAATGACAATTTTAAATAGATTTTCTAAATATCTAACAGCAATTGAATATCCTGTTGAAAAAACATCGTGGAATATTGCAGGAGTTTTAAAAGGTAAAAACACCTTTCACAAATTTGATGTGAGGGATACTATAGAAAGAGAGGGTATGCCATCACAGACAGGAAGATTAGATACAAAAGCTGATAAGTTGGTTATTGAAACAGATAGAGAGTGGCTTGTATTAGATACGGATGAAATAAATAAAATTATAAAGCAGAAGAAAAAGAAAATATTATATTTAAACGATATATCTAATCTTTTAGAATGGACTATAAAACTAGCAAAAGAGCCTGTGTAGAAAGACCAGATTAGATATTGTATAATTTCGTATGCCTTTAAATTTTGTTAATATAAGACCTGGTTTTAATAAACAAATTACTGCGACAGCTGCAGAGGGACAATACATTGACGGTGATAATGTTAGGTTTAGATATGGTCTTCCTGAAAAAATTGGTGGTTGGGAACAATTGACAGCCAGCACCATTGTTGGTGCAGCAAGAGCTCAACATCAATGGACTGATTTAGATGGTCGAAGATATGTTGTTATCGGTACCCACAAAGCTTTAATACTTTATTACTCAGAGGCTTTTTACGATATAACTCCTTTAGACACCGCAAAAACTGGAGCAACTTTCAATACATCTAGCGGTTCTGCTACAGTCACCGTTAATCTAAGCTCACATGGCTTTGAAGTTGGAGATCTATTTACTTTCACAATCACCTCAGCTCCTACAGGTTTTGTTGCAGATGATTTTAATGGAACTTTTCAAGTAGTAACCACGCCTGACATTAATTCTTTTACTATCACGATGGATACTACCTCTTCAGGCACAGCTTTAGCATCTGGTTCTGCATCAATAAATCCATATGTCAAACCAGGAGCGTTAAATCAAACGTTTGGTTTTGGTTACGGCACAGGTTTATGGAGTGGTAGTTTAGCTGGTGCAATATCCTCAACATTAAATGGTTCTTTGGCCGATGACGCACAAGGTAACAATGGCTCAGCAACAAACATAACCTTAGCGGATGCAACTTTATTTCCAACCACTGGAGAAATTTTAGTAGGGGGTGAATTAATAACGTACACCGGAAAGTCATCGAACGATCTTACAGGAATTACAAGGGGTGCTAACGGTTCAACTAGATCAGCCCATTCTAACGGAACGATAGTCGAGGACACTGCAAACTTTGTTGGTTGGGGTGAGGCCTCATCTGCCAGCACAGTTGTTTTACCATCAGCTGATTGGTCTTTAGATAATTTTGGACAAAATTTAGTAGCGACAATATTAGACGGAAAAACTTTTACTTGGGAGCCAATCAATGTTAATTCAAACGCTCCTCAAACTAGAGCAGCAGTGGCATCAGGAAATCCAACTGCTTCAGTCATGACAATTGTTTCTGATCAAGACAGACACTTGTTTCATTTAGGTACAGAAACAACAATAGGTGATCCAGCTAAACAAGATAAAATGTTTATTAGATTCTCAGATCAAGAGGACATAGCAGATTATGCTCCGACCTCTACTAATACAGCTGGAACTTTCCAACTTGATGATGGCACAGAGATTAGAGGTGCTGTAAAAGGTAAGGATTATATTTTTATATTAACTGACACGGCTGCTTACATTTCTCAATTTGTAGGACCTCCGTTTACATTCTCAATAAGAAAAGTTGGATCTAACTGTGGTTTAATTGGAAAACATGCGGTTGTTTATGCAGACGGTATAGTTTATTGGATGGCTGATTCTGGAGGATTTTTTGTTTACGATGGTACTGTTAAAAGTCTTGATTGTTCTGTGGAGGATTTTGTATTTACAACTAATAACACAGGAGACTTAGGTATAGAATTTGATCAAGCCAAAAAAGT